CAGCCCGTGCGCCCCATTCTCGCAACCGACGCGTTCACCATCACGGCGGGCTGCGACAAGACCTTCGAGACCTGTAAAACCAAGTTCGCCAACGCCGCCAGTTTTCGAGGCTTTCCACATATTCCGGGTCAGGACACCATCATCCGTTATGCCGCCAAGGGCGATGCGAACACTGGATCAGTATTGTGAGCAGTCGCCAAACCGCACCGGCCCGCATCGTCAAAGCCGCCCGCCGCTGGATCGGCACGCCGTATCATGACCAGGCCTCTGTTCGCGAGGTGGGTTGTGATTGCCTCGGCCTTATTCGCGGCGTTTGGCGCGAGGTCGTGGGCAATGAACCGATGCCCGTGCCGCCCTATTCCCGCGATTGGGGCGAAACAGGACCAGTTGAGGTTCTGGCGGATGCTGCCCGCGCGGCCATGATTGAAATAGATATTGGTGACGCCCGCACCGGCGACGTTATCCTGTTTCGTATGCGTGCCGGTGCCATCGCCAAGCACTGCGGAATTTTGAGCGACTCCGGCTACTTCATCCACGCCTATGAACGCAGCGGTGTGATCGAGGAACTCCTGACTCTGGCCTGGCAGCGGCGCATTGCTTTTGCCTTCCGTTTTCCCACCACCAACCGAAAGCCTTAATCCATGGCCTCAATCCTACTAGCCTCGGCTGGCTCCGCCCTTGGTGGGGCCATCGGAGGGTCTCTTTTCGGCGTGTCGGCCGCCGCCATTGGGGGGGCGGTCGGGCAGATCGCTGGCTCCATGGTCGACAGCTGGATCGTGTCGTCCTTGGCTCCGGCTCAAAAGATCGAGGGCCAGCGCCTCCAGAACCTCACGGTGACCACCTCGACTGAGGGGGCAATTATTCCGCGTGTTTACGGCCGGATGCGGCTGGGCGGCAACATCATCTGGGCCACGGATTTTACCGAGACCGTCAACACCACCAGCCAGGGCGGTAAGGGTGGCGGGCCGAAAGTCACGACCACCTCTTACCTCTATACCGCATCATTCGCAGTGGCGCTGGCCGAAGGGCAGATCGCCGGGATTGGACGCGTTTGGGCTGATGGCAAACCGCTGGACCTGACCGGAGCCACATGGCGGATTTACAAAGGCGATGAGACCCAGGTCCCGGATCCGTTCATCGAGGCTAAAATGGGCGCGGGCAATGCGCCGGCCTATCGCGGTACGGCCTACGTGATGTTTGAGGCACTGGACCTGACCCCCTTCGGCAACCGTCTCCCGCAGCTCTCATTTGAGGTTCTACGCCCAATTGATGCGCTGGACACCGTCGAGGGGCTGATCAAGGCTGTGACCATGATCCCCGCCACCGGCGAGTTTCAATATGGCACGACGCCGGTTTCGCGCGGCTCGGGCGGTACGACCGCTTCCGAGAACGTTCATACAACCAATGGCGTGCCCGATATTATCGCAGCCCTTGATCAATTGCAGGCGTCGGCTCCGCATATTGAAAGCGTGTCGCTGGTGGTTGCCTGGTTCGGCCTCGATTTGCGTGCCGGGAATTGCGCGATTATGCCCGGCGTCGAGAATGCAACCAAGGTGACCACGCCGGTTTCTTGGGCGGTCAATGGCCTCGCGCGCACCGCCGCCCACCAGATCAGCATGGACAGTTCCGGCAAGCTCGCCTATGGCGGCACACCCTCGGACGCGACCATTGTCGAGGCGATCAAAGAGATCAAAGCCCGCGGCCTGCGCGTGACCTTCTATCCATTTTTGCTGATGGATATTCCGGCGGGCAACGCACTTGCGAACCCTTACAGCGATAATGCGGCGGTGGTTGGCCAGGATAAATATCCCTGGCGCGGCCGAATTACCTGCTCGCCGGCGGCTGGGTTTGTCGGCACCGTGGACAAAACCGCCAGTGCGACGGCGCAGGTGGCAGCGTTTTTCGGCAATGCGTCCGCGGCTGATTTCTCCGTTTCCGGCGAAACGGTTTCATGGGTCGGCGGCGCGGATTGGGGCTATCGCCGCTTTATCCTGCATTATGCCCATCTCTGCGCGGCGGCCGGCGGGGTCGATGCCTTCCTTCTGGGCTCGGAACTTCGCGGCCTTACCACCATCAGGGATAGCGCGACCAGTTATCCGGCTGTCGCTGCGCTGAAAACCCTCGCCACCGATGTCGCCAACCTCGCCACCATCTCGACGGGCACGGCCGATCTGCCGGTGAATTTCTCAAGCTTGCATCTTGTGGCCTATCCCGGCGATGATCCAAACGGGGTTTTGAACGCGCCCGCGCTGCAATGGGAAGGCTGGACATCGCCTTTTCCGACCGTGACGACAGGCAGCATCGATACGGGACCGGTTTCAGGCCGCACGATCTATCACGCGATCGATGTGACAGCCCTGGGCATCTCGGTTGCGGATATAGACGCGGGCAATGTCACGCTCAACGTTTCCGCTGACCAGATTTGGGATTGGGGAGGGGCGCGCCTGCGCATTCGGGCTTTTGGCCTGCCGGATGCAGGTGGCGCGCCGGATTTGAGTTTTCCCCATCCGTTCGGTCCGCTCATTCTGGATGTGCAATCAGACACCAACGCGGCGGGGCCAAGCAACACGACCAGCAGCAGCGGAACCCTGACGGCCGGCACGCGCTGGATTCAATTCCAGGTCATCATCACCGACGGCATTCTGGCCTCGAACTTTACGTTCGGGCTTGCATCCAGCAATGCCACCATCACCTCGGGGCGGGTCAGCTATGCCGCCGATTGGTCGGAGTATTTCGGCCATCACCCGCAGGATGGCTCGGGCGACGTGTTTTTCCATCTGGACCCACTCTGGGCCTCGCCAGACGTGCATTTCATCGGCATTGATAATTATCTGCCGCTGGCCGATTGGCGCGATGGCTCTGATCACCTCGATGCGCAGGCGGGGTGGACCGGCATTCATGATCTGGCGTATTTGCAAGCGGGTATCGAAGGTGGTGAGCAGTTCGACTGGTTCTATGCCAGCGATGCTGACCGTACAGCGCAGGTGCGAACCCCAATTGTGGATGGCGGCGGCGGCGGCCTTTTGCCGGGAACCGTTGCTCGCTCGTTCAGTGAAACCACCGGTGCAACCATCACCAACACGGATTTCGGCGGCACAGGCACGCGCAACAACCCCGCGGCGTTTTCTGCGGTGGTGCAATTGCCAGCAACACCCACCGATGGAGTTCTGTTTGAACGCGGAGGCAGTTCTTATGGCATGTTGCTGTGCGTACGCGCTGGCGGGACGATCTTTCGCTATCGCGCGGGCATGGGCAATGTCACCGCCCCCAACGGAGATGCTGCCTTTCTGGATATCCCCGTTGCTTCCCTGCCGTTTGACGGCCAAACGCACGAGCTGATCTGGGATGTCACGCTTAACCCGAGCCTCATCCGCCTCTGGGTTGATGGCACATTGGTCGGGAGCGCCAGCACCACGGATGGAAACATGTCCGCCTGGTCCTATAGTGGCACCGGCTGTTATGGCGCGAGTGGGTCCGGCATTACCAACATCGTGGGCGAGCCAACAACCGGCTGGCCGGTCACTTGTCCCAACCCGCTCAATATGTACGATCAGGCTATCGTTGCGGCGGCCGGTCCCGGTAAGGATTGGGTGTTTCGCCCGAAAGACATCCGGTCATGGTGGTCGAACGCGCATTATGACCGCCCGGGTGGTGTGGAAAACACGGCACCGACGGCTTGGGTGCCTCAAAGCAAACCGATCCGTTTCACCGAGCTTGGCTGCCCCGCCGTTGATCGCGGCCCGAACCAGCCGAACGTGTTTTATGATCCCAAATCAGCCGAGAGTGCTGTGCCATATTTTTCACGGGGTTGGCAGGACGAAGCGATCCAGCGGCAGTATTTGCGGGCACTGTTGGGCTATTGGGGTGATGCCACCCATAACCCTGCGGCCACCGCTTATGCAGGCCAAATGATCGACATGGGCAACACCGCCGTCTGGACATGGGACGCGCGGCCCTATCCTGATTTTCCGGCCCGCGCTGATGTCTGGGCTGATGCGCCGAACTGGCGACTTGGGCATTGGCTGAATGGTCGCCTCGGGGCGGTGGGGCTGGCCGCGCTGGTGCGCGAGTTGTGTGTGCGAGCAGGTCTTTCGGCCACGCTGATTGATACAAGCGACCTTTTTGACATTGTTGCAGGGTTTACGATCACCGCGCTGGAAAGCCCGCGCGCCTCGATCTCGACGCTGGCGCGGCATTTTGGTTTTGATGCGGTCGAGAGCGGCGGCGTGATCCGCTTTGTGATCCGAGGCCAAGTGGCCGCGGCAACAATTACGCCTGACAATATGGTGGCCGCATCCGGCGAGGTGATGGAGCTGACCCGAGGACAAGAAACCGAACTTCCCCAGGCCCTCAAATGGCAGGTGGTACGCTCGGATGCCGAATATGATCCGGCCACGGTCGAGGCGCGCCGCGTGACGGTGTCGGCCAACCGCGTGGCCTCGGAGAGTTTCCCACTGGCCGTGCCAATGGAAGAAACCGACCGGCGGGTGCGCCGCGCCCTGATGGAGGCCTGGGTTGGCCGCGAAACGCTGAGCGCCAGCTTGCCGCCCTCACAACTCGTGCTGGATCCCGGCGATGTGGTCAGCCTGTCAAATGACGGCCGTCTGATCGATTATCGGATTACCAAGATCAATGACGCCTTGGCCCGCTCGATCGAGGCGATCCGCACCGATGCCACTCTTTACGATCTGCCGCCGGGGCAATACCGCAAGGCAACTCTGCCCAGCGCGACGGTCTATGGCCCACCGAACGTTGCATTTATGGACCTGCCACAGATCAGCGATGCAGTGCCGGCGCACCAGCCCTACGCCGCCATCTATGCCAGCCCGTGGTATGGCACCGCTGCCGTCTGGCGCAGCGTCACCACGTCGGGGTTCACCTTGCTCGATACGATCCCCCAGGCCGCTCACATGGGGGTGCTGGCGGCTGATCTGCCTGCCGGGCCAACCTCACGGTTCGATCTTGGCAATGAGCTGCTGGTGGACCTGTCCTCGGGCACTTTGACCTCTGTCACCGACCTTGAATTGTTCGCCGGGGCCAATACGCTGGCAGTGGAAAGCGCGCCCGGGGTCTGGGAGATCGTGCAGTTTGGCACCACCACGCTGGTGTCCGCCGGTCGCTATAGCCTGACCCGTCTGTTGCGCGGCTAGTGCGGCACCTTCGGACGCAATCATGCAGGCGCAAAGTTTTACGCCGAATGGGCGGGGCCTCATGCCGTTTGCCCCGGCGCAGGCTCGGATGCGTAGGCTGGCGAATGGTGACCTTGAGCTGCGTTGGCTCCGGCGCGATCGGGCGCTGGCGGCGGACAGTTGGGTGCTGGCGCAGGTGCCCATGTCGGAAACATCCGAGGCCTACGATCTCGAGATATTGGCTGGGGCAACTGTTAAGAGATCCTTACAAGTTGTTGCGCCCACCTTCAGCTACACCGCCGCCATGCAGGTGGCAGATTTCGGTGGTGCGGTCTCCACCTTGTCGATCCGCCTTTATCAGATCGGAGCACTCGGCTGGGGCATCCCCCTTTCAACAACCCTGACTATCTCGGAGGCAATATGACCACCACTCCCAATCTTTCCCTGCCGTATCTTGCGGCGGCCCAAGCGCAAAAGCATGTCACGGTCAACGAGGCCCTCGATCATCTCGATGGGGTTGTACAGCTTTCGGTAATTTCAAGCAGTCTGACCGCGCCACCCGCGATTCCTGTCGAAGGCGATCGCTATATCGTTGCGGCCAGTGCGACAGGCGCGTGGGCTGGCTGGGACAGCAGCGTGGCGCACTATTCCGGTGGTACTTGGCTGAGACTGATTCCAAAAACAGGCTGGATCGCGTGGGATCAGGCGGTCGGGGGGATCAAGACATATGACATCACGGCGGGGTGGTCAGCTTTGTCGATCAACAATGGCCCCGTCACCTACAATCCCTTTGCCAACCGCGTTGAAATCCCGCTGGCGAGTGTGTTTCCGACAGTCAAAAGCACACCTGGCGCAGTTGGCTCTATCGCGGATGATCCGGTTAACGGCCTGACCCTTGCCTCGACCTCGGGGACCGAGGCCGCGCGGTTTATTCGCACAAAAGCGCTGTCGGCGAACTGGGATGTGGTTGAGTTTGCAACCGAAACAGATCACGCGGTCACAACCTGGCGCTCGAACGGGTTTATCGTGATGGGCGCGGCGGGCACCTTTGCAACCATTGCCGTTGGCAGCAACGGCACCGGCGCAAGTGTGATCCGGATGTTGAAGTGGGATGCGACCGGCCATTATCTGGCAGGGCTTGCTCCGGATGTGGCTTGGGAGGGGTGGTCGGCCTTCTTTCGTCTGATCCACCGCGGCACCAAAATCCTCGTCTATCATTCCTACGATGGACAGGCTTGGGCCTATACGGGCACAATTGACGAGACCGTCGATCTCGGCGGTCCCGCGCTTTTTATTGGCCCTTCGGTAAACAAGACCAACACCACGTATGTCACCTATTATGCGGACGCCGACATCGTGCCGCAATTTGCGGGCTTTGTTGGTGCGGGTGGTAATGCGCCGGTGCTGGCGGACACAACCCTCGCCAAAGCTCCGAGCGGGGCGGCGATCGGCGCGCATGTGGTGGAGGAATTACTGTCCGGCCTGACGGGCGCATCTGCCTCCTCGACCATCGCCATTCCTGACCGCGCCATCGTGCTGGCGGTTTCCACCCACACCGTGACCACAGTCACAGGCGCTGCGTCCTATGATTGCGGTATTGCCGGAACCACAAACAAGTTCGGCGGCAGTCTAGGCATTGCCGCAGGCAGCACCAATGTCGGCGTCATCGGCCCGCAGGCGTTTTATACGGCAACGCCGATTGTACTCACAGCCAATGGTGGCAGTTTCACCGGCGGCGATGTCAGGGTGGCGATCCAGTATCTGCTGCCAAGTGCACCGACCGCCTGAAGGGGATAGGAAAATGAAAGACCCGTCAAAAATGGATATGTTTCAATGGCTGGTATCGGACGCAGGGCGCGCGGCAATTGCCGGGGCGGCCGGAGGCCTAGTTCGCTGGGTTACATTGCGCGACGACTGGCGCGAGGGGCTGACAGGGCTGATCGTTGGCAGCCTTTGTGCAATTTACCTCGGGCCGCTGGCCGAACCCCTGCTTGATCCTGTTATCGGCAAGATCGCCCCCGGTGACAGTGCAGCGGGGTTTGCCAGCTTCGTGATCGGCCTTGGCGGCATCAGCATCGCTGGCTTCATTCTCGATATCATCAAGGCGCGGCGCTCCAAGGTTCTGGGAGGGCACGATGAAGAATGACATGAAACGCGCCGCCAAGCGTGAGGCCAGGGTCTGGGCTGTGGCGGTCGTTGTTCTGGGCGTTTGGATAGCAGCCGTCTGGATCGGTTAACAAAACAAAGGAAATTACTCATGAAAGTCTCAAAACGGGGTCTCCTTGAGATCGCCGAGCACGAAGGTATTGTGCCGGGGCCTTATCTCGACAGCCGCGGTATCTGGACATGGGGGATAGGCCACACCGTCGGAGCTGGTATGCCGGATCCCGAAGCCATGCCACGCGGTATACCCGATAACATAGATGCTGCGATCGTCGGCGCGCTCGCGCAATTTAAGCGCGATCTCGCTGCCTACGAGCGCCGGGTCAATCGCGCGATCAAGGTTCCGCTGAAACAGCACCCGTTTGACGCTCTGGTCAGCTTTGATTTCAACACCGGCGGGATATTCAAGGCGCGCCTGACGCGAAGGATTAATGCGGGCGATCCTAATGCCGCCGACAGCTTCATGGGCTGGCTGCGCCCACCGGAAATTCGGGGGCGCCGTGTCGATGAAATGCGCCTGTTTCAGACCGGCAATTACCGCGCCAATGGCGATGCGATCAAAGTCTGGCGGGTGGATAACAAGGGTCAACTGCGCGGGCTTGATCGTGTGATGCACGGGGATGATCTGTTGGCGATGATGCAGGCGCGCTCGTGATCCGGTTTCTCGTGGGGATCATTGGCCGATCGGCCATGTTGGGGTGGGCATTGGCTGGTGTCATGGCGCTGGTCGGAGGGGCTTATACGCTTGGCCATTATCAGGGGGCCGATGCTGCTAATGCTCGCTTTGCCGTTAAACGAGCCCATCTGCAATCACAGATGATCCGTGCGGCTGAAATCGCCAGCCGGAACGAGGCCGCGCGTTTGGTGGCTGTTGCCAAGGTCGAACAACTTTCAAAGGAACTCGAAGATGCAGCGCATACGGACCGTAATGCTGATCGGATTTCCCTTGGCGCTGACAGCGTGCGCCGCCTCAACCGCCGTTAGAGCGTTTTCAGGATAAGTGGACCCGGTTATCCGGTTCGAAAACGCAACCAAACAAAGACTTAGAGCATGCGTTCTGATTCAACCTGAACGCATTTTGCTCTAGGTCATGGACCCATAAAATGTTGATTTGGGATTCCCAAGTTTGAGCAAATCAGATTCTCTGTTGTCATGGAGGATTTGCTATGGCCCG